CGGGGAGGATTTCACCTCGGCGGAGGATTTCAAGCAGGGTCTGGTCGGATAGTTTGCCTTTGGTGTTGAGATCGGTGATTGCGGTGATGTCTTGGCCGATGAGACGGTAGAAGTCAAAGTCGCGATCTAGATATATTTCAGGGGGCTCGATGCCTACATACTGGGAGGCCATTTCGAAGGCACGTTTGAGGCCGGAACATACCTCCATGCTGAGGACAGCTAGGACGGAGTTGGATTGGGCTTGGTCGATGCGCTTGGAGTCGGCGGATTCGGCTACAAACTTTTGGCCGAATAGTTTTGTGATGCCCAGGGTGGACATTTGGGTTTCGATTGCTGTTATTTCTGCTGCTTGCGCGGCAAAACTTGTGGCGTCCGACTGCACGTAATAGGCTTTGTTGCCTGGTGGCATGGCTAGGGCGTAATTCACGCCGACCGATACTTCGTTGGTGTCCATGTCCCAGCCTTCTAGGATCAGGATGGGCATTGCGGCGACGTGCAGTGCGTGGATTAGGTCGGCTTGGCGTTGGTAGTGGGTAATGTTAAGATTTGCAATGTCAAGAAGTGGTGGTTGGGAACGTAACATCCCCAGGCGGTTGGCGTAGATGGGTACTAGGGGGATTTCGGGGAGGGTGAATTCGCCGGATTCGTGCAGAATGAAGCTGTTTTGGCCTTGGATGTATAAGTCGTAGCTGCCTGGGTAGATGACGCGCATCTGCTCCACTTGCGTTTCGCCGAAGTCGCCTTGCGGTTGGGTGGTGTATTCGTGGATGCGGACTTGGGTTAGTGGGGATGTTGGTAGTGTGTTTTCTTGGCGCCAGCCCCAGATTTGGGGTGCTTCGACTGGGACGAAGTACGGGCGGCGTTCCAGTGCGCGTTCTTCGGCGAGGCTGAGGGCGACGCTGGCGGGTGGGTAGTCAACGAGGATTGCGCTGTGGCCGTAGGTCAGGCTGGAGACTAAAATGCGGCGGGCAAATTCATTTAGGTCCGAGCCGAGACCGTCTACGTTTTCCGAAAAGGTTTTCCAGTAGTCGTCGCCTTCGATGTGAATGGGTTTGCGCAGGATTGCTCCAGCTGCGGTTTCGATGATGCGTTGGGTGTAGGGGGAGAGGACGGAGCGGGCTATGCGGGATTCCCAAGCGTCGTCGGTTTCGCGGGGTTCTTGGGGGAGGTAGCTGGCGGCTTGGCTGCGGATGAAGTCGGAGCCGAGGGTCACAGCGGCCATTGCGTTCCAGCTCGCAGTCATTGCGATTGCGTCGAGGGAACGGGTGAAGGGGGTATCGCTGATGCTTTTGCTGATTGTGCCAACTGCGCCGGTATATGTCATGAGGGGAGTTACATTGCTCCTATTTTGACAGATACTGTTGCTGTGGTTGTGCTGGTCAGGGTGATTAGGTGAACTCGGATGTAGCGGCTGGGTTGGGTTTGTGCAAAGTACATGTACGTTCCATCCTCGTCGATGATGCTAGCGTCGCCTGTTTTCTTTACGGCGACTGTTATGTGGCCCCAGTTGGTGCCGTCTAACGAGGAGTCAAAATCGAATACGGCCTGTTTGCCACCGCCGGTTAGACCGCTAACTGTTACCTGGAAGCTCCAATATAAAGCTACGGCTTGAACGGTAGTGAAGAAGCCGCTGGTGGTGCGGCTACCTACGTCCCAGGTTGTTAGTTCGCCGTCGAAAATGGTGCCGCCGTCGATTGCCATTATTCGTCCTCTTCTTGGCCCACGATTACTTCGATGCCGTCAACTAGGCGGTGGACGAGGGAGGCGATGTTGTAGGCACTCTCAGGAACTGGAAATATCATTGTTACTTCGAGGGTGTCGGTCTCGAAGTCAATTGATAGGTTGGAGCAACTTCCGGTGCAGATTGTGGTGGTGACAGTCATTACTTTTTGCCGGGCTTTTTCTTTTTGGGTTTGGGGTTTTCGGGCATCATTTTTATGGGTTTTTTATCTCCTTTGTTCTTGTCTTGGTACATCACAGCGTGTGCGCAGGTAGTTCCAGTATAGGTCACCAGACTCGGAAGTCGGTGGAGCCCATGTTTTCCGGTTTGGCGAGGTTGAATACTTGTAGGCACATATACCCAAGGGCGTCGAATGAGTGATCCACGCCGAGATTTTTGTTTGGCATGTTTGTGTGGGGTGTGTAGGTTAAAGTGCGCAGACTTTTGATTAGTTCCACGCAGCGGGGGTGGATTTTGATGCGGCGGGTTCCGGCGGCATCGAGGAGACCCATGTTTACGCAGGTTATTTTGTCGCGGATTTTCCAGGGGGAGCGGGGTGTTGATACGGTGAGGCCCGCTTTGCGGAGGATTGCGTGGTCGGTTGCTCCAACGCCGGAGGTTTTGCGGGCCGCGCCGGTTGGGTCGGGGCAGGTGATGATTCGCCGCTCCATGCCGTATTTGTCGATTAGGGTTTCGCAGAAATCCCATGTGGTGGCGCCTCCGGTGAGGATTATTTCGTCGAATACCCAGAGTTCGGACTGGTATTTGACGGCGCACACGGCGGACATGGGGGATACGTTGAAGTCCAGACCCACCAGTAGGGGGAGTACGGGAATATCTTTGATTTCGGTGCTTATGTTGGCGTCGCTGAAGTTGATTGCGACTAAACCGCTTAGGTTTTCAAAGCTGGCTTCAAATTCTTGGCGGAATGTACGACTATCGAGTTGGCCTCGCGCTGCTTCGATCTCTGCGGGTGGTACGTTGTCGCCGTCGATAGTGGTAAATTGCCAGCGTTTCCAGTCCTTTTCGGCTTCTTCGGCGTAACACCAGAGGTCGTAGAACCAGGAGGCTGTTCCATCCGGGGTGGAGATGAATAAGGCCCAGCCTTGTTTGTCTGCGAGGGAGGGGCGGATCACCTCGAACCAGACTTCGGGGTCCATGAAGGCAGCTTCGTCTAGTACCACGCCGGATAGGCTTCTGCCGCGCAACGCCATTGCGTTTTCAGTGCCTTTTAGTTCGATCGTGCTGCCATTTACTAGCTCCAGCTTTAGGTCGGTTTCGTTTTTTGCCTTTATCCAGGCTGGCGGGACTAGCTTTTTTAGTACTTTCCACGCAATATCTTTGGCCATTCGGTATGTTGGCGCTGCGTAGAAGAATGTTTCGCCGGGGCGTTCGATTGCTCCACGCAGAAGTTCGATGCAGGCTAAATATGATTTACCGAAGCGGCGACCGGCAACGAGGACGCGGAAACGTGAGCGATTGTTGAATACTTGACCCTGGGCGTGGCGTAATGTTAAGCCGGTGTTCGACACGATTTGTTATTTTTTCGGTACTTAGATACTACTCTACAGGAACTCGACCCCTACCCCCTGTTGTGTAGTAGGGTAGAGTAGGTTGAGATTGTACCAGTAGGTTCCCGGGACGGTGCTCCACCCCGCCAGGATTCCTACCCTACCCCGGGTGGTACGTTTGAACTAGGCTAGAGGGTGAGCCCTAGCCTAGTAGGTTTGACCTAGTTAGGTTTCACCCTTCAGAATAAAGTAGAAGCCGCAGGCGGTACAAACCGCAGCCAGTGGGAGGCTGGAGGTTGAACAAGCCAGCACCAAGGCAGAATACATGATTGCGCGCTTCATGCTTCAACCTTTGTTTGGTTGGTTTCCATAACCTTAAGATCTCCTAAGAGGCTATTAAGTAGCGTTTGTTTGTTATTACATAGGCCTTTCATTCTGCTCAAGCTATCTATAAAGTACACGCAGGCACGCAAGAATTCATCGGTGCTAACACCTGAAACCTCCACACTGCTATCTACCGACTCTCGGAAAGTTATCCTAACCTCATCTTTCCAATCCCAGATAGAGACGTTATCCGTTGCGATTAATTGAACGATGGCGGTCTGTGTGGTTTTCATTGGTGGTTTGGTTTGGTGGTTTGGTGCGCCTTGGTTGGGCGCGTGGTTGTATTGTAGTACCTTGGGGACGGTTTAGATGGGTTCCTCAATATCTCTTAACATTTCCCGACCTAGATAGGTCATCCCAGCATTAACCAAGCCCGCGGCGAAATCATCCGGGGTTTCTATTGTCTCACCCTCTAATAGTTGCAATCTAGATGTATAACCGTAAGCCTCGCACGCTAAATCTACCCAGGCTAATAGTTCGGTTTCGTTACGGTTATAAAACTCTATTAGATCGCGGGTGTAGCACATATCTAAATTGACAAAATCGCTCTGGTTGTAGTTACAAAGACTATTATTTTCTAAGGTTTCGTTGCTGTAGCGATCCAGAAAATAATCGACGCATGCATCATCAGAATCGAAACTATCCGCCAATACATAGGCTAAGGTATCATATTCACAGGGTACAGATTCTTTGTTGCACCAAGCACGGTATACATCCTTGGCTATCTCATCAAGACTCTGCCAACCTCTATCACCGCAGCTGGGTTGATACTTTCCACTAATTCGAGAAAGTATCTGATACCCTTTGGAATCCTGCCCGGCGTGATTTTCAGCCCAAAAAAGATAGGTTCCAGCACAGTAGCTAAACCGGTCGATTGTTTGCATAGGTCCTCTTAATAGTGGTTTGGTTGCACTTGGTTGGTGCCCTCATACAATACAACCAAACCGGCAGCCAAACAGCAGAGAATCTTAAAAGATTATTAAAAATTTACACACTGCATAACTGCGAACGGTTCTCAATTGCGCGCGCCGTGCCGTGGTAGGATGCCCCAGCTCTGCCCTAACTCTGCCCTAGCAATACGCTTGTACTAGGCCTTGGTGCCTTAGTGCCTTAGTGCCTTGGTGCCTTGGTGCCCCAGGCAATGAAAGGCAATGAAAGGCAATGAAAGGCAATGAAAGGCAATGAAAGGCAACAATGAAAGGCAACAATGAAAGGCAATGAAAGGCAACAATGAAAGGCAATGAAAGGCAATGAAAGGCAATGAAAGGCAACAATGAAAGGCCGCGACTATGAAAGGCAGCAATGAAAGGCTTATTCGGCATCTAATGAAAGGTTTTCTGGCACGGATTCAAGCGCGGGAGTGATATTAACTGGTTCAGACCCTGATGAAAGGTTTTTCGGGCGTGATTCTTCCACCGTGATGTTAAGAATCGGTGCAAGCATTGCTTGTTGCTCAGGCGCCACTTCCCCAACAACAGCGCCAAGATCCTTAAGTGCTTGTGTCGCTGTTTGTAATTGTCCTTTTCTTATGGCTGCATTTATCACTCTAAGCCTCATTCCTTGTATCCGTGACACTATACTCTCACGATCTAAGTTCCAGTCGTCTCTGTTCTGTTCCTTCACCACTTCCCAGTCACGCCAAGCGGTGCTAAGGGAGATGCTTTCTCTTGACGCATGATCGTAGACTAAGTGCCTGGTGGGTAATCCCTCCAATTGGCGCTTATATAGCCTTCGACACCTTTCCTCTACCAGTGCGTTCGGGTTACGTTTCCCATAAGGTTTGTTTTCTTTCTTAACAGGTAGCGATTTGCTATTTGATATTTCATCAACATCAATCTCGTCGATCTCGTCGCTCTGCTCCAGTTCTAAATCGGTGTCGTTTTCTTCCATTACAAAGCGCAATATGCTTCTACCATACTACACAGGGTTAGGCGTTGCGCTCCTCTGCCGTGAGCGACGGGTGCCGCTCCTCGGGCTCCAGTGGCTCACCGTCCTCGTCGTATTCACACTCAGGCAGCCAGTCGCGGGGATCGTAGTCCCAGTTGTCGTCAAGGTCGTTCATGGGTTCGCCGGTTCGGGTGGCCGGGTGTTGTGTACCCTCATACAATAGCAGACTGGTTCCAGCTGTCAACTGTTGACCGTTGCCTCGTTGTACTGTATTATTCCTGAGTTCACCCAACACCCACGGGAACCATGGCAACACAGGAAGAGCGCGACCAGATTCGCCTCGAAAAACGGCATTATTCCGATCTACGCTGGGCAGTTGAGCGCAGCATCCTGATGGATTCCGACTGGACAGACCTCCTGGCGCTCCATGCTGAATACGGAAAAGAGGGGCCACTTCGCCTTGGACGGGAACTGCTGCCATTTTGGCAACAATGCCAGAAAATGAATCTTGCATTGGAGCGCGCTAAGCACCACCCGCTCACCGTCAACGCTGCCGACGTGTTGGCTGAGTTTTCCACAGTTTCCACATCCACCAAATAAAACACAGCT